CATTCCGTGATGTTGGCTTGGCTTTACTTTTTGGATTTGCCTCGTTCCATGCGTCTGTTGCATTGCCGCCATTAAAGACGTATGCCTGACAAAACGCCTCCTCTTTGGCGGTTAGTTCACTCATATCATGCCCCAAGCATTGATAGCGTCGGCCCTGCCGACAGATAGGTAATACTATAACACTTGAGTTGCAGAAATGAAAAAGCCCTCGTTATGAGGGCTACAGTCCAATGTCATTCATCGCTTTCTTCATATTGAGTTGCATAATCCGCGCCAGAACCCTATCACGAGGCCATGACCTCATTTGCGGTCGGTATCTGTACTTATCCATTCTAGATAGAGATGATGCTTTACGATATCTCTTTAGGCGTGCGGAGTTTTCTGCTATGTCAGCCTGAATTAGTTGTTGAACCGTGCTTGACTTCATTCCCATATCATCGCACCCAACAACTTCACCCAGCCATAAGCGCCAAGCGCACCAGCAGAAAAACCAAAGCCAACAATCACTGAAGCAGAGAAAACCATAAACAACTTTTACCATGATGTCTGCTGTGGCTTATCGGATGATTTAATAGCCTGAAGCTTAACTTGCAGATCGCTAATCTGGCGCTGATGTGTGCGGTTAGATTTCTCTTTCTGCCTATTTGATTCCTTTAGCATGACGATTTGGTTATCTAAATTTCTGATATGCTCCTCTACCGAGATATTTTTGCAATCACTCACCCTCCACCTCCTTAGCCGCACTCACCAGCGCAGCAGCAAGTTGTAGGGCTTCTTCTTTGTTGAGTTTAATGGTGCTAATTACGCCTTCATTTACTGAAACTAGTACATCATTACCATATTTTTCAATCTCTACATGTCTTTTATGTTGATGTTGGATTTTAAACTTCATGGCTTCAACTCCTCATGCTGGTTAGGTAGCTTGCAACCGCCTTTGCATTGGCTGCACTTATTCAACCCTATCCTGTTAACAATCTCGCGGCGCTGCTCTTGCCTAACTGCGATCTTCTTTTCCAGTTCAGCTATCTCACCGTCAATGCGTGATAGTTCGTGCTTGTCGTATTGGGTCATGATTTCAAACCCGCCATTACCCGATAAACCATCAGGGCCTGTTCATTGTTTTTCTTGCATTGCTCAAATACCGTGTTGACGCTCTTTGGTCTGCGATTACACAGGAATACAATTCCTGGCATCTCACGGCGTTCTGCGTTGGTTTCACCAAGCCTGCGACGTGATTCGATTTCGGAGTCAGCCATGATGCGACTGCTATCGCGACCATTCTTTGCAGCCTCCTCTGATGACCAGTAACGACAAGTCACTGTCTTGCCTGTTTTGTGGATAGTTCCTGAGTTCAGCATCTGACGGACTATTTCATTTGTGCGTCGCGGCCCGATGTGGATCAGCTCAATCAGGTAGCGCATCTGTACGCCTTCGTGATCTTTAATGAACTCAGCAATAGCTGCTTTGTGGCGTAATGTTTCTTTTCTGGATGACATTATTTAGACTCCGGTTATTTATCGTTCCCATTGAGGCAGTGGCTACACCAGCAGCCGAAAGAAGCACTGAACAACGCAGGCTTTCCGCATTTTGGACATTTGTCTGTGATGCTCATCATTCACTCTCCGGTTTATATGGGTAACGCTTTTGGAATGCGCGAAGGCCACTGAAAACCATGCTACCACCGCTGGCGCTTGAATGTATGACCGAATGCCCGTTACCTGAAATCACAACGTTGATGACTTTTCGTCCCATTTCGTGCGGGTGATTAATATCCGAGAAATATAATTTCCCATTCATTTCTGACTTGAGCAGTGCGGTATTGTCTTTCATTCTTCACTCTCCGGTTTAGGGGCGGCGGGTAGTGGCATCCAGTGGGTGATATCGCAACAATCCCATATTTGGCCGTCATCAAATGGGTCATCCCAATACCTGAACGCTTGATAGGTTTCTTCGTGAGTTGGGTAGTCCCATCTAATTTCGCCGATTCGCATATCCCCATTATTCATTATAAGAACAGGGATTTCTGGCTCTGGCATCCGCTCGCTGCACTTAATCCAACCGCCCTGCTCTGTATGGGCTGGCTGCGGGGTGGTGTAGAACTTTGTTCCCACCTCAAGCGTCTGGATGAGGCTCCGGTAGGCTAACGAATCTGGCTTATCAAAAATAAGTACCGGCTTGGCCTGCTTTGCTGATAAGGCTATGCGGCCTAATGCTACACGCTCATCCCATGACACCTTGCAGATGATGTTTTCGTTTGCTAACTCAATCAGCCTTTCTTCGCTGAACTTCTCTAAATCGTTATTCATGGCTTACCTCTTGAATGCATGGCATAAATGACAGGTCAGCGAAAAACTCACCGAATCCAAAGCACACTGAATATGCCAATCGACCGTGATGCTTAAATCCGGGATTGGTGATATCAGTGGTGGAATAAGTTGCTGTGATTTCCGCTACCACTTCCTCTGGGCTTGATGGTTTCTCTACCCACGGAATGCAAATCAGGTCGAAATCACGCGCCATTGTTCCGTGTATCGCCATTGCATAGCCATGTTTGCGAGCTATTTCAGCCAGTGCCGGATATAGCGAGCAGTAAACCGGGGCAAAGTTTGCAGGTTTCATTCCGCCTTCCCCTTAATTCTGATTCCGCCATCCGTGGCAGAGGTTGTTATTCGAATGGCACTTCGCCATCTGCGTTTTCAGGATCTGATGCGTCACGGACAATCTCAGTTACTTCAGCTTCTTCAAACTCACTTTCTACTGATGATGATTGCAGTGACTCAATGCGGGACTTGTGGCGCGTCTTCATTTCGACCAGAATTGCGCTCTCAGCCTTCCAGATACCGCGCTTATCAAAGTCTTCACGAATGGACGCACACAGTGCGTTGAGTGATGGAATGTCTGTGACTTCAGACATGGATGACTCAATAGCCTGATATTCAACCTGAGCGCGCGGGTTTGCTTGTGGGGTGATGTCGCGCTCACCTGATTTGATGCGATCTGCTTCGTCAGGGTCAACCATCTCGCTGATGCCGAAAGTCATGCGGGCACATTGAATGTATGCTTTGTGACGCAGCATGCGGGATGGCCATTTTTGCCATACGCTTGACTTAGAATCACGGCACTCAGCCATATACTCAGTGACTTCTACCGGACGGCTACGGCCTTTAATAAACATGCGGCATGTAATGGCGGTGAGGTTGCTTTTGTCATCCAGATGATCTTCAAACTCAACGCCGTCAAATGTTGGCTGACGGTTTACGATGCGATACCAGCCATCCACCATCAATACAACCTGAAGCTTTCCGCCGCTGATGAACGCCGCGCATTCCTTCACCATTGGGTTAAGGTCATACTTAGCGCATACCCCAGACACTACGGCAAGTTCAGCATTGCTTGCTGATGAGCCATGCTGGTTCTTGGCGCTGATGATCATGCCTTTCAAAACATCAGTTACATCTTCAACGGATACGCCGCTGCTGGCTGCTATTGTTTGTAATGCGTTACTCATTTTCTCTCTCCAATAATTAACCTAACAAGGCAAAGCATAACACTTCACCTTGCGATTGCAACTTATTTGTTTGCTTATTTCCATGCAGGCGGCATATCGATAACTTCGACATCACAAGCCGCACCAAACTCTTCAATCTCGCGGGCGATCTCAATATCTGCCTTGTATTCATCACGACCTTTTTCAACCCACGCTAACGGTAACTCAAACACGCGCACGGGATGCCGACCGATACTGCGACGCTCACCTACAGCAACGAAGATGAAACGCGGCTTGATGCCATACAGCGCCTCATATCCGTCACTGTAGAATGGTGCCTGAACGTAATAGCGAAAATTGCGGATGCTGCGCTGAAGGTGATCGATATCGCCTATCTTTTTAACGTCCAGAATTACCGGCCCGAATTGTTCTCGGTCAGGCATACAGTCAGGGCGGCATTTAAAGCGAAGGCCATTTTCAGCCCAGAAGATTGAGTGCTCATTGATGCACTCGCTTTCCAGGTACATGCGAGCTGTTGGGTGCGCCATAATCGAATCACGCATTGCTCCAACAATGTCGTACTCCTTCGCAGTGAGGATGATCCTGCCTGATGATGCCATGCTCTCGCGGAATGATTCCGCATTAGCCTGACCTGCAGATGACTTAATGTTGTATTCCGGCATGCGGATGTACTGCGCCTTGAATACATCAGGCTCAAGTACAGCGCAGTGCAAGTCTGTTCCACGATCAACAGCTTCACTTCCATCTGAATGCGCATTGCGCGCCCACTCGATGAGCGCCTGTGATTTATGGATAAGGTCCAGATCTGATTTTGAATAGGCTTTTACTTTTCGGTATTCAGCATTGGTCAGGGTGCCGGTTATGGATGGCATAATTAGCCACCAATCTTGTCAATGATGTACATAAAAGGCCAGCCAATAACTGCTACCATTAAGCATATAAACCATAATGCTGATATCAACATGCCAAACCACAAATCAACCCAATAATTGGCCCAAACTGACCAGTGGTTAATTTTTCCCATCTCTTTGATATGAAATTATTCATCTCATTTCCTCATCTCATCACGATGTAACATCACCAAATGCTGCTTGACTGGCGAAGCACCATCAAAAACAAACACCACCGAACCCATATTATTATTGCGAACCGGCAGACCAGTTTCACTGCTGATAAATGCGATGCGTCCTGTGATTAAGTGGCATTCGCTGCAATGCGCCATAGCTTTTGCGAACCATGTTACTGATGTTGCAGCGGGAAGCAACATGACCACTTGCCGACTTGAACCATCTGATGTCTGCTCAATGGCTTTATCAACTCATGCAGCCGTGTTTGAATAGGGTGGGTTGCACCACGCAGATATACCCCATTGTTTAGTTAGAGCGTTATGATCTTCAGTGAAATAACATTTAGCCAGCGCATTACTTTATGATGCCGCTACGTCATGAGAGAAGTTAAAGCGCGCATCATAGTATTTGAAAATATATGGAGGAGTTTGCCATAGATCTCTCTGTGGCTCCGGCGTATTGCTGTCGTGATAACCGGCTGTCATTTATTTTCCCCATTCAACTCTTCTGCAATCAACGTCGCGTAACCTGCGATATCCTTCCAGTTATCGTCGTAATTTGGATCGCCATTCAGCACGCGGCCAATTTTATGCTGAATCATATCCAGCGCTTCTTTCTGGCTATCGCCGAGTCTTTCCCAACCATCAGTAGAATGCATTACTGATTTCAAGTTGCGCATGATGATTGCACCATCTGAAAACTTGCCATATCGACTTCCGCGCTCAGCAATAAGAACCTGGACTTTCATTTCTCACCTCCCATCAACTTCACAATCGCTTCGCAGTCTTCGCGAGTTGCTTTTTCGGTGACGCGCATGAGTTCGCTTACGGTTGGGGTTTTGAATTTACGGTAACCCGCTAAAGTTATTGCATCGATAAATTCATATGGCTGATACCCATTTAGCATTGATTTTTCCAACGCTTCAAGCTGAGAAAAAGCCTCATCCCTTGCCACATCCTCAGGCGAGCGGATAGGTCGGAATTCTGGTGGATTAATTTCTGCGTTATATTCCATTTTGTCTTCGTGGCATAACCAAAATACTCTGTGACTACCAACACAAAGTATGGTTCCAACACCCCAACTTCCATCTTCTGCTTTAAATTCACAAATGCACCCAACCGGAGGCAATCCATCCTCACCCCACTCAGTAGTCAACTGCTGGTTTACAACTGGCTCGGTGATTGGCCGGCGCTCGGCTTTAATGTAATTACGGTGCCCATAAATTCCTGCCCATATGTCAGGCGAACCATTCATCCAACGGGCAAGCATTTTATTTTCTTTTGGATTAAGCCAGTAAGAAAAAGACTCGCTTCCCTTATCATTCCAAACGCACTCGGTAGCCCACTCCGGCGCACCCTCAAAATCCTTCTCACTGCCTTTGATAATTTCGTATTTCATTTGGTTTCTCCTAATGCTTTGGCGATGGCAGCTTCAGCGCGACGAATGGTCGATTCAGGCCGAGCTGCGCCGCAAGTAAAGCAAATCTCTCTTAACGCACCAAGAGTCAATTGCAGCTCTTCCAGCAAATCAGGAGCCGCTGCCATTAGTTTTGCGTTACTTTCGCAAATATCTTTTATGAAGTTAGGGTGTGGGTAAACGTTACCATGCCCAACCCATGCTAAGGAAAAACCACCTACTGATATATTACATGCACCACTATGAGCATAATATTCACCGGCATTCCACTCACCAGGTGTACCTTTAAATTGTTTCATCTCTCTATCTCCGAAAATAAATAAGCTTTAGTATTTCACTGACCGCAGAATTCTGCGTCGTATTCTTCAGTTGCTTGGCGGTGAGCGTCTTTATTTCCGCTTTCATCCGCCAGCAACTCCTCATAACCATCATCCATGAGGTATTCAGCTCGCTCTCTAATCCATTTTGAGCGGTAATTGTTTATCAATCCCATGGGGATGACTCCGGTGGGGTGTTACGGTCGATATTTATCGTAGCCGAATGTTGAATTTTTCAGCTTGGACAGAAAAGAGGCTGGCACTATCACCTCATCTTTCGATATGCATCTGCGGTAGTAATCAGCATTAGGCTTCATTCCTGAAGGCATATTCTCTTCCCAGTCAGGTCGGTCAAGTCGTGATGCAATTCGGCCGGAGCGAGAAGTGATGCAATATCCTTTTCGCTTCAATTCCTCAAGGGTCATATCGGTAGTCTCAGTTAGTTATGTGATGCGGGGTGGGGGTTAGCAATCTGAATATTTGCAGAGTGCCTCAACAATTTTTAGGCAATCACCGTGGTCACTAAAACCATCAATCATCAGATACTCACCTAAATCTTCCAGATGGCTCTGTAACTGCCTGAGCATGTCTTGCTGCCACTCAATGTCGTTTTCTTTTTGAATCTTGATGTCCATCCATCACCTCATAGTGCAGTTACTGTTTATGACAACCACTTGGTTATCGCTTGGAATTAAATATACACTAATGAAGATGGATTGCAAACATTTTTATTGGTTATCTTTTTGGCTTTACTCCGGCATCACGGAGAAGATTTCTATACCTTGCGATTTCAGCATCTATTGATTCAGAATCAGGAAATTGCACTTTTAGCTTTTCATGCGAGCCATCAAGCCAGTCAAGCTTATCTTTCCCGTATGTTTCTACAATAAAATCCCGGTACTCACTACGCATTCCGCTTCCGTATTTGTTGCATTTAACATTGCACTGCTTGTGAATATTTAAAAGGTTAAATCTAAGTTCCTGGCAAGCTCCTCGGCTGCGATAGTGACCAGCAGCATACTGCACAGACCGGCTGACTGTTCCGCACGTACAGCAAGGTTTATCAACATCCCTTACCTGAACCACGTACTGATTAACCAAGTCCTGAAGCTTGTCCAGATGCTTTGGCCTATCCAGTTCATTAAGTCTTTTCCTAGTTTCGCGCCTAGAGGTGGTTAGCTTATTTTTATGCTCTTTGTCCTTTGCCTTGCTTCTCTTTTCTGAAGCATATTCCATTGCATGATCCATTCCGCAGAACCACCCAACTGGCAATTTAACCATTGATTCCTGAGTGAAGTATTCCCTGCACTTCATGCAGCGGCGCTTTGAGTTACTCATTTCCACCTTCGAATTTCTCGAACCAGAAAACGATTGGGGAAGCCGTGACTTGAATCTGCCCAAACCTTTCTGCAGTACGGAAGTTGACGCTGTATAGACGTGCTCTTGAGGCTTGCTGTTCAACCTGCTGGCGAAAACCTTCAAGCGAGTAGCCCCCTTTGAATAAGTTGCATTGCTTACAGGCTGGAGTCATATTTTCCATAACATCCAATGCTTCTCGCTCAGCAACCCTGCTAGTAAACTCAAGCCTTCCATCGTCACTTACTTGCCTGTCAAAGTCGCGCCCTCTGTAAATTGGATCAATGTGATCGGCGTGCCAGCCATTCTCAGGCAACTCACATCCGCAATATGCGCACTTTCCGCCGAATTTTTCCCGCAACTCAGCACGTTGATATTTGGTTAATTTCACCTCAATTCTCCAAAATAATTATCGTATTTAACATCACGCAGTTTCACGCCGTTTTGTGTGGCAAAAGCAATGCTGTATTCGATGAGTGAATTCATTCTTGAAACACCCATCTGCGCGCTTGATTCTCTGATTGCCACCAGCTCCCCTTCCAATCCTGCAACCACTTCACCCTGGTTGCCAGTCGCGATTGCATGACCGGATATCAATAACGCCTTCCATGACTCAAGTGACCGCTTCTTGCCTGCGAATTCTAAATCGTTAGCTAAATCACCACAGAGCGCATGAAAGATTGCATTCTGAGGCAATGTGCGGCTTTGCTGCGAAAACGTCACTACGGTAGGTTTCTGCTCGTTTAATGGCGCCTTGCGAATGTAGTCCAAAATGTTTTTGCGTATTTCTTCCGTTCTCAGGTAAAATTTTGGCTTCTTTCCGCTCATTTCACATTCTTCCGGTAACTTTCCCAATCGAAATTAACCCATATGCCGCCACCCATACGCAGGCGGTCAACCACTCGCTCGGATAACACTTCTGTCAACTGCTTGTCGTCCAGGTTGGTGAGGATTGATGTCGCCTTTCTGGATGACGCCCTGCGGTCAATAATCTGGAACAGTAAAACAGACTCGTTTGTTTTACCGTTCTGAACGCCTACATCGTCGAGAACCAGCAAGTCAACCTTGCAGAACATTTCCATCAGTTGGGATTCGGTAACTGTCGCGCCCTTCTGGTAAGTCTCGCGAAATTTCATCATCATGTCAGGCACGGTGATAACCAGTATCGACTTCCCATGCTCAATAAGCTTGTTGCCGATTGCTGCAGCCAAGTGATTCTTTCCGGTTCCGCATGAGCCGCTAAAAATAAAACCGCCGAAATTCTCAGATGTTTTATTCAGCCATGACTTTGCACGGTGTAGCGCTTTGGCTTGAAGCTCATTGCTGACAACGAAATTATCAAAGCTGCAGTCCATGTGAAGCTCTTGGATGCCGCAGCGCCCCATCATCGACTTAACCTTTGCTGCTCGGTTTTGGTCTGCAACCTCAGCGGAAGATATCCTTCCTTGCTCATCCTGCCACTTGCGCCACTCTTCAGGACTGGCAAATTTTGGCTTTACCCCTTCCGGCATGATGGCCTGTAATTTCTTCAAAGCTTCGAATGCACCCATTAGCTGAACCCTTTTGGTATGTAATCAATCGGCTTGCTCACTCCGTAGATTCCGTTTTGCTTTGTAGATACGGTCTTGGCAGCCTTCAGATAGCCATCGAACTTGCTCGCGCCAAACAACGTAGCTGGCCGGAGGTAGCCACTCATCTTGGCATCGTCTTTCCATTCGGCGTTTTTGAAGTCAATCACCAGTTTCATATCTTCGACTGAATGACCCTGCGATAACCTGCCGTTGATATCCTTCGCATGACTTGCAGTAGTAGCCTTGTATTTCGATCCGGTAACCGAGTTCAGATATTCGATTACTTCGATACAGTCGGGCTTGCTCGACAAGATCTCTTTCTTTTCTGTTCTAGTCTTATCTAATCTAATCTTATCTTGCATGACAGAATCAGATTCCGTCATGATTCCGTCATGATTTTCAGACTTTAACTTATGAATTAATTCCCTCATGGATGGATTGCTTGTCATTGATTTATCTAATCTTTTTGCCATCTTAAAACAACTAATAACATTTTCAGAGCATTCGAATAGCCCAATTTTCACAAAATATTTCATCATTTGTTCTACTTTTTGAAGAGTAGAACCTGTATTTTTCGCTATGATTCTTGCGTCATGCTCTAAATTAAAATTTAAGTTATCAACATCAACCTTTCCGGCAATAAGCTCTATGCAATACCAGTAAAGCCCATACCCTTCCAGCCCATAATCAAGGAGCACATTTTGAAGCTTTGCATCTGCATTTGCGTCAGCATCATGCTTAAACCATTTCATCTTAATTCCTCACTTGATTTCAGATCGGTACTCGGAAAGAATCTTTGTTACTTCTTTGTAGATGTCATCTGGAAAATTAATTGAATTGTTACCAGTGCCAATATTCACTTCGGTATGACAAAGCAATTCACATAACCGACGCGCTTTGACTGCGCTGAATTGAACTGTAGAAGTGGTCACGCGTTTCTTGCCTGATGCTTTGGCCTTCTCAACGTCTTTCTTTAATTCTTCACCTGCTGCATCTCCAAGCTTTTTAACTTTATCCACGGCAACGTGCATAGCAACCTCACCATCTCGTACCATCACCTGAACATCATAGTTAGCCTGATTGAACGCTAACAGTTGATCTACTTTGCTTCGGCTGACGTTGACAAGCTTTGCGATCTCTACTGGCGTAAGATTGAAAGCTGCCAACTCCTTAACCACCAGAGACTCTTCATACGTGTTGAGTTTAAGCTGGCTGTTGCTGTTCATGATGCGAGCTATGCGCTCAATATCATTTCCTTTGAATGGGGTGATAGAAATCCATTCGACTGGCTTGCCTGCTTCAATGCATTTTCCATACTGCGCATGTCTGCGGTGTCCTTCTACAATCTCAACTCCGCCATCATCTCTGGCGATAACTTCCAGCGCCGGAACCTGGCCGCCTTGCATGATGAAGTTGAAAAGACTTTGGTTCTCTTCTTTTGATTTTTCGGTGTCAACCCGTTTGTTGAAACCTTCCTTGATATGGATATCTGCGTAACGAATAAACATGCCGGTATCGGTGCGCTTAATGACGCCAGAAACGCGCATTGCTTTAAATGAGTTTGCCATTTTATTTGTCCTTTTTTGTGTTTTCGATCTTTGATTGAATTACGCCGCGAACCGTTGATGCAATGCTGTTGCCGGTTCTTGCCACCTCCCCTTCAATCCACTTCATTTGATCTTCAGTAAGCAGCAATGGCGCTAGCATTTTCTTGTTTGTTTTCTTAGTGGTCATGTCTTTTCCTCATGTGTTTGATGCTATCAATTATGCCTTTAAGTATTTTAATGTCAATATCGAAAACAATCATTAATGATATTGACATGATATCTTCCAGAGATTATCATTCATCACATCAACAACAACGAGGAATACACAAAATGAATGAAGAACAAAAAGAACTAGCCTTGTGGCTGTTCCAATCAATCACTCCTACAGCTCTGCGCATTGCGATCACTTCATGCATTCGCGACAAGGTTGAGTTTGATTCATCAATCGTCAGTGCTTTTGAAAATGACAATGAGTTTCAGGATAAGGTGCAGGAGTTTGCTTTCGAAGCTGCTCAGGCTATCGCTAAGGCTGATTTTGAGATGAGAGGTAAGAAATGAGCGAATTAACAGTTATCGAGATTAAACCGGAACAGGCTCCGGCGCTCTACGTTGCTAACGGGCTGG